CCAGGTGCTTTAAATCCACCACTGATAAATGAACCTTTCTCTCTGATTAAAGAATAATCAAATTTCACTTCATAACCCGCATATTCAGGGAACGGTTGGTCATCAACAAAATATGATGACAATAATACACCTAACGCATCTGCCCAACCTTCGATTGAATCTTCAATATAGAATGTTTTTGTACCTAATGTTCTCTTTTGGATTCTACTTAAGTTATTAACGAAAGGTATTAATAATCCACCACCAAAACCACAACCAGATAATGCTAGATAAAAAATTTCTTGGAACACTCTATTTCGAGCAATGTGTCCTGATGTACAGTTGAACATTCTCGTATTGTGTTTCATAATTTGTTCGTGTCTGTATTGTAAATTTCTTTGTGAAGCCAATACAGCTTGTTCTTTCATACTTTCAACGGCAGATTGTAAATATGGTTCAATAGCATCAGCATATTTTACATATTTTTTTCTGTGTCCGTCAATGATATTTTCACATGCATCTTCCCATGTTTCATATCTACCTTTATCCTCCAACCATTTGAAATAATCTGAGTGCAATTTAAGATCACTCAGAAACTTTTTACCTTTCTGCATTTTAAGTTTCCTTTTTTATTTTTTGTTTATTTTAATATACCTTTTTTCTCTTGAGCTTTCTTATAAATTTCAGCCGTTCTGTTAGCTCTTTTTTGAACTTCGTCTTGTTCGTGACCAAGAAGAGTATTTTGTGATTCTGTATCAATCAACAAATATTCGTTATTAAACTTACAATTTTGGAATACAACACCGTCTTTACCAATACGAGATTTAAGTAATGTTAATGTTGCCAAGTTGTGTTCTTTTTGTTCTAATGTTTTACCAATAGATAATATAACGTGTGCAATTTGTGCTTTCTTAATTGAACCTCCCATTTGGTCTCCTGTTACAACTTCAGATGAAATTGATTCACGATTACCTTGTGTTGCAGTCCATATTGCCATGTTGAATTCTGTTGTCATAGATTCTAAACTTCTCATAACAGAACCTTCACCTTTCCATTCTTCACCATTTGTTGATTTATCTGCTGAAATACAATCAACATAATCGATGATTAACAAATCAACTTTGTTTTCATTTTCAGAATTCAACTTTCTTAATTTGTTCTTAATTTCTGAAATAGTAACATTATCACTTGCAAGTTTCAAAAGTTTTAAACTACCTTTTGAACGTGCTTGAGCATCTGATACTTTTTTCATAACTTCTTCTTTGAATTCAGGTTGCTCATCAGGAGCAATATCTGACCAAATAGTATAGTGTTTTCTCTTAATATTACCTGGATTATCTTCAAAGAAAATTTGAACAACATTATAACCCAAATTAAATGCGGTGTTTGCAAATTTGGTAAGTAAAGTAGTTTTACCTGTACCAGTTGGTGCTAACACAACACCTAATTCCCCGATACCTAAACCACCTTTTAAGAGGTTATCAATACCCACAATTCCCGTTGGTAATGGATGTCTAAAGTCTTGCTCTAATGCTTCATCAATTCCGTGGAATACGTCTGTAGTTTCATCATTTGAAATACCAACTTGTAATGCCTTTTGGATAATTTGTTCGATTTTATTGTAAGCTTCGAACTCACCATTATCGATAATGTTTTGTACGTTTTTAAGTTCCTTTTTTAAATTTTGTTGTCTACAGAAATTTAATGCGGTATCTTTTACATATTCAATTTGTTGTTCATTATCTTTAATAGCCTCCAACGTATCTGTATGAATTTTAGAGGTTTGACTACCAGAACCTTCGACCATTATTTTCTGTGCCAAAGTATTGTAATCGGGAATTTTGTTGTACGATTTGTACAATTCTTTCATATTCTCCATGATGAATTTAAATGAATTGTTATCGAAAAATTTACTTTCAATAACATCAATTATAGTTTCACCATACTTCTTATCTTCAATAATCGCCTTTATAAGGGATTGTTGAAATGTAAATCCTAAGTAACCAAAATTCCTTTCTTCCATAAATTATTTATATATATTTTTTTCTAAAATTTGTAAGTCAAATCGTGTTCTAAATAAACCGTTTCTAACTCGTCAGAAGATAAAATGTCAGTTAAGTCTGACAAAATTGTCTTCAATCTTGGACGAATATCAACAGTATACCTTGCCTTTGGATGGTAGGTGTATTCTGGAAATATTCTTGAAATAAATACATCATCGCCTAGCTTAATTTCCAATAAAAAATGCTCTTTTTCTTCATTTGCCTTATCTTCCACATTCTCGGAATTGAGGATAAAATTTTGATTTTCACATAGGTAATTGGAACTTTTTATTTTCAAATCTTCCTGAATTTCTTCACAAATATTTTTTACATAATAATGGAGATCCATAGAACTTCTAGCTTGTTTATAATGGTCTCTAACATTAAAGTACCTTTGACATACAATGTTACCTTCTAAAGAAAGTAAAAACTCAAATTTTGTAATGTTCTCCTGATTTTGATTTTCTCTACTCATTTGTTTTAATTTTGATTGTTCTTGTTTTTATTTTGTTTTTTTCTTTTCTTGTTAATCTTAAAAACGGATTTAAGAATTTAATCCACGCATCGTCTGATTTTGGTAGTACGTTGAATATTCCGTCTTCGGTCATCATTTTCATCGCATTTTTATATGACCTACCTTCTTGGTCTAAGTTTTCATTTATTAATAATTCAATAACTTCTTTAGATTCTTCAGTTAGAAAGGGTTCATCTAAACTAACTACACGATTATTCAATTCAAAAAATTCATCTCCAAATACTCCGTGTTTTGTTACTCCTGTGATTAAATTTGTGATTAATTTATTGTGTTTATCCTGTTCAAATAAAATTTCACTTTTTTCTCTAATTTCTTTAAGTGTAATTTGTTTTGTTTTAAGTTCAGGAAATAAAGATAAAAATCTCTTAACACCCATACCTTTAATACCTGCAATATTATCTGAAGAATCTCCACACATCATTTTTACGATTTTAATATTTTCAATTAAAATCTCCTCACGGTCATAAACGAACATATCGTTTTGTTGATATAATTTTCCGTGTGATGGGTTATAAATTTTTACATTTTCAGAAACTAATTGTGTTAAATCACCATCAGATGAATAAATGATTATATTTTCTTGTTTTGAATTTTGAACATAATATGCAATGCAATCATCAGTTTCACATAATTCAAATTCACCTTGTCTAACATAAAGTTCTTCAAGATATTGTTTAATTCTGTCTCTTTGATAATTGTATGATACCGATTCTTCTTCGGACCTAAGTCTTGAACGTCTATTTTCTTTATAACGAGAATAGATTTTCTTACGACTTAATGAACCATCATAACCGTCCCAAAAAACAACGATTTTATCTAAATTGTAGATTTCAAACGCTCTCCTAAGAGTATTAAGAAAATGATATATTCCTCCAATGTGTGTGCCTTTATAGAAGTAATTTTTGACACCATAGAAACCAATTGTAAGTAAATTATCTCCATCTACTAATAAAACCGACATTAATTAAATTTATAGGTCCGTATCCTCTGTTACAACTTCAATATCGGAAGCGTCTGTAACATTAACGCCTAACATCTTACTGATGTAATCTCCATTTTCTTTCTTGTAATCTTCGATAGATTTCTTCTCTTCAGAATCTTCTCTACCAGGCATAAATCCGTGTGATGTAACTAAGATACGTCCATCTTCATATCCTAAACCGTTGATGTGGTTTTTCATGATAGAGATTTTTGTTCTTGTTGCAATCTTAACTTTTCTCTTATCTTTAGTGATTGAGATTTTAGTTGTACCAGCACCTTTTTGATTACCAAATAAAAATACAATACTGGAATTTAACCAAATTGCTTCACCACCTTTTGCTTTAATTTTTGGTTGTCCAAAAGGATTATCAGGTAATTCTACCCAAGGTTGATTAACAATGATTAATGTATTTGTATGAGGTTTATCTGTTCTTCTTGAACCTGAAATACGTTGGTTGATACCCATACCAATTTTGTCGGCTAAAACCGATGCATTGTGTTGTTTACCACCTTTACCATCGTAAGTCATTTTACATGGTACTGAACCTACTGAATCCCATAAGATTAATAAATCGTGAGGTAAATCTCCTTTCTCTTGTGCGTCTAATAATTCATTGATATAATCTGTGATTTGTTCAATGTATTCGAAATCACTATTGAAAAGATAATCTCCGTTTCTATCAAATCCCATTAATTCTGCATGTTCCCAACTCCATTTTTGTTCGGTAATAATGAAGACAGGAATAACTCCTTTCTTTTGTGCATCTACCGCAGACTTTACAAGTGCCGTTGTTTTACCCGTATCACTATGTCCTAATAACATATTGATATGACCCATTGCTGGACCTGGAATACCACATGCATCTAAAAAAGCATCACCTAAATCGAAAAAACGGTCTGGTTTATATTCTGCCTCTTTTGAAAATTTCTTTTTGATTGCTGAAAAATCAGTCTTTTTTATACCTGCCATAATATTGTTTTAAAAATTGGGGCTTATGACGTTATCTCCACCCCTGTGTAAAATTAGAATGGTAAATCACCATCCACATCATCATCTTCCTGAGGATCAACAACAGGTGTTGATTTAGATGCTCCTCCACCTATGGTTTCTTCAGTAGTTAAGTTTGATACCCACTTTTTAGAATCGCTATCCCAACGTGGAACTTCACCTCTTGCAACCATCTCTAAATAATCTTCACCCTTTTTAGAATAAACATCAGACCATGTTAATTCATCGTCTAACCATGTTTTTGCTACATTTGAGTCTTCGTGTAATGGACCCGCATCTTCAGGAATTACTGAGTTGATAACTGTATATTCTTTACCTGTTCCCGCTTTAGTTAAGGTTAAAGATAAAATCAAATCACGACCTTTTTCTGTATCGGTAATATCACCTTTGTTACGGAAAATAGGGAAGATTTTATCAATTACACCATCACCTTTAGCGTTGTGTTTAAATCTCCAAAACTTAGGACCATCTTGTTCGTGGTCTCTGTCAATTACTTTAACAATGTAAAATTTACGAGAACGATATGTACGTGCAGTTTCTCTATCTGATTCCACACCTGTACCCATTAATGCTTCATAAACCTCATTTAATGGTGAGCGTTTTCCCTCTTGTGATGGGTCGTATAATTTTGTCCATTTACCATCCACTTGAACTTCGTGGAATTTCACCTCAACAAATGGAGATGAACCATCTTTTGTAGGAAGAATACGAATACGTCTTTCTTCACCTTTTGAACCTTTAGGAAGTACTGTTGTAAAATACTTCTTCATTCTATCCTCTTGGGATACCTTGTTGTTGTTGCCACTTGTGGCGTTTTTGTTTTTCTCGTACTGTGCAAGTACTGCGTCAAATGTAGACATAAAATTAAAATTTAAATTAAAAAATCATTTATAGTAATAATATACATAAAAAAACCCAGATTGGGAAATCTGGGTTAAAGTATTTTTGAAAAATTTTGTTTCTTATTCTAAAGTTAAAAGATACGATAATTTATTAAGTTCTCCTAACATTTCGTCACGAATATTTAATAAATCAGTATCGACACTATCTATGTCCATTTCTACAAATGCTTTTCTAACGGTAACAATTAAACCTTTCATATCTAACTCAGATAAGTTGTTCATTTGAATTGTTTTATTTTCATCTTCTAATGTAAATCTACCGTATTTTCCCATTGCTGATTCAACAAAAGTATCTATCAAATCACCTAAAGTATCATAGAAACCTCCAAAAGCTTGGTGTCTCGCATAACCTTTGGTTTGCCAATGGTTAATTTTCATTTGTACTTGTAAAGCCAATAAAAAATTAATATTAGAACTTAAATTCATCTTCTTCAGCGTTTGGATTGAATGATGTTTTCAATTCGTCGTTTGAGTAATTTTCAACATCATCTTTAGTTAATACGTATTCGTTTTTACCTGATGCTTGCATTTCACCTTGTTTTTGTGCAAAAAACTCTTGTGGTTTTTGATTGAACGGATAAGAATCTAATGAACGCATTTCTAATTTCTCTTGTGGAGTTTCAGGTTTCATCATTTCAACTTTAGCACCCAATTCGTCAATTTTAGACATAACAGCATCCATTTGAGCTAATTTTTGCTCTAAATCAGTTAATTTGGTAAAAACATCGTCCATTTTACCGATAACCATACTGTTATCTTGTTTATTATTGTCTAAATCATTTTTGATATTTTTAGTCATATTAACTAAATCTGTAATATCGATTTCTTCAGTTGAGTCCATTTCGTCCATTGGTGGAACATCTACAGGTGCATCGGCAGCCGGTGGAACATCCA